TCACCTTGCGGGGCTGATTGGTTTTTTGATCACAACTTGGCTGGCAGTTCTTATGGCGATCTTCTTCATGGTAGTCCTCCTTGATTTCGTTCACCTCCGTTGACGGGCTGCCAGCCATTTCATTTTCCTGCCGGGCAGGATGAAAACAGGATGGTCCTCCGGGGCAGAAGAGGGGCATATGGCGAGTATCGTGATCAACTACAAGCCTACGGAGAAGCAGAAGCTGTTTCACGCTTCAAAGGCGAATGAGATCCTGTACGGCGGCGCGGCGGGCGGCGGGAAGACAAAGGCCATCGTGATGGACGCCTTGTTCAGGACCCTTCAGTGGCCAGCCACCGTGGCGGTGATTTTCCGGCGGTCCTATCGGGAGCTTGAGGATACCGACATCAAGGAAGCGCAGGCAAGCTATCCTGACGGTCTAGCCACCTACAATGCGGGGCGGCATGAGTTCTCGCTGATCAACGGATCAAAGATTCTATTCCGGCACTGCGAGAATGAAGCAGACCGGTTCAAATATTCCGGCCTTGAAGCGCAGCATATGTACTTCGATGAGCTGACGACATTCACTCAGGTGATCTACGATTTCCTGAAGACCCGTCTCCGGGCCAAGAAGAGCCTTGGCTGTGTGCCGGTGGTGAAGAGCGCAAGCAACCCGGGGAACATCGGGCATGGCTGGGTGAAGAAAGAGTTCGTGGATGCAGGGCCATACATGGAGATCCGGGAACAGGAGATCTATTCCGAGGCCTTGCATCGTTCCAAGAAGATCAGGACACAGTACATTCCCTCCAAGGCGATGGAGAACCCGTACATCACGGATGACTACATCTTCGAGCTTGAGCAGAAACCGGAAGCCCTGCGGCGGGCACTGCTGAACGGCGACTGGGATTCCTTCGAAGGCCAGGTGTTCGTGGAGTTCAAGGATGATTCTGAGCATTATCAGGACCGGCGCTGGACCCACGTGATCGAGCCATTCCAGGTTCCGCTTGACTGGCCAAGGTACTTCAGCTTTGACTACGGATACTCAGAGCCGTTTGCCTGCCAATGGTGGGCGATTGACTTCAAGGGCCGGGCTTACCTGTACAGAGAATGGTACGGCTGCGTACCGAACAAGGCGGATACCGGGATCAAGCTGACGCCGACCCAGATCATGGAAGGAATTCTGGAGCGGGAGGAAGAGGAAGCCCGGGAAAACCTGCGGGTGCTGCGGGTTGCGGACAGTTCGATCTTCGACAAGGATCGCGGGGACAGCATTGCGGACCAGATGGCTCCGGGGTATTACGGACGCAGCAAGGGCATTGTATTCAGCAAGTGTGATAAGGCCAGGATTGCCGGAAAGATGGAGGTGCATGAGCGCCTCCGTTTTGATGAGGAAGGCAGGCCCGGGATGTACATCTTCAATACCTGCCGGGACTGGATACGGACAGTTCCGAACCTGCCATACGACGAGAAGAAGACGGAGGACGTGGATACAGACGCTGAGGATCACGACTATGACGCGACCCGGTATTTCCTGATGGACCACCCGATTGCGGGGGCGAAGAAGCAGCCGAGGGAATACAAGCCGTTCGATCCTTTCAGCAGTGACAACGAATAAAAGCACAGTGCGGAAAAACAAAATAATAAAAAACGAGAAGGAGGAAGCTCCCTTGTCGGAATATTCTGCTGAAATCGCGTGCACACACACCGCACTGTGCTTTTAGATTTGAGGTGAGATCATGACGGACAAAGAACTGGAAATGCTGAACGAGACCGTGGATGAGGACCAGCCGCTGGACGAGGAAGACAAGGAACTGGTGGAGCGCATCTATGACCGGCTGGACATCTTTGAACAGATGAACCGGCCTTACCACGAGGAAGCGAAGACCTGCCGCCAGATCATGCACATGGACGATCCGGAGCAGGACAGCCCGCAGATTCTGGCTCAGAACGGGAAGAAGACGCTTCAGCTTCAGACCCTGAAAAGTACCATCAACAATGTGGTGGCCGATCAGATGCTGTCGATGCCGGAAGCCAAGCTGATGCCCGAGACAGCGATGATGCAGGAAGCGGCGGATGACCTTCAGGATATGTGCCACTACGTGATTTACTGCGCGAACGATTTCGAGCAGATGCACTACCGGCGCTGCGAGGACTTCTATGGTCCGGGGACGGCGGTGACACAGATCGCCTGGGACGCCGACATGAATTACGGCAAGGGCGAGATTGCGCTGATCCGCTGGCCGCTGGAGGCCTTCCTGTGGGACCCGACAGCGGAGAACATCCAGGACTGCCGCGCCGTGATGAAGGTGAGCTGGCATCCGCTTTCCTGGTATCGGGAACACTGGCCGGATGCAGGGAAGTACGTATTCGCCGATGACGGCACCCACAATAATGTGGGCATGACGCTTGGGCAGGAAGACGCAGAACACGCCAATGATGAAAAGCGGGCGCTGCTGATCGAGTACTGGTGGCGGGAGTATGACGCGAAGACCCGGCGGTACAAGATCAACGTGGCCTATGCCGCGGGGAACGCCCTGCTGGACAAACAGCTCGATGTGTACGATCACGGGCTGTATCCCTTCGTGATTGATGTGCATGACAGCATTGAGGGTTCACTGGCAGGGGAAGGCCTTGTGCATGAGCTGGCTCCCATGATGCGGTACATCAACCGGTACGCCGCCTATGCGGACATGAATGCCAGGATGAGCAGCAAGGGCCGGATGCTGGTGGCGAGGGGCAGCGGCATTGACAAGGATGCGCTGACAGACTGGACCGTGGACGTGGTCGAGGGTGACCGGATCACCCAGGGCGACGCATGGAACTGGATGCAGAACCAGCCGTTCAACAGCACGATCACCCAGCTCATGACGATGTTCGAAAGCGACCTGAAAGCGGACAGCGGCGCGAACCAGTTCACCCGGGGCGAGACCACCGGCGGTATTGTCAGCGGCAAGGCGATCAACAGTCTGATCCAGGCGGGCGGCAAAGTGGCGGCAATGCGCACCGAGCAGCTCAAGTATGGATTCAAGAACATGGTCGAGCAGATCATCTGGCTGATGTCCCAGTTTTATGACGACAACCGGACGATGATGATCACCGGACGTCAGGGGCGCCGGGAGCTTCAGGTGGACATGAAAAAGCTGTTCGGCACCAAGCGCAAAGGCGCTACCAACCCGCCGCCATACACGGTTGAGATTGAGGTTTCCTCGAGAGACCCGCAGCGGATCGCCAACCAGAACCAGATGTTCATGGAAGCGTACACGATGAGCGCTCAGGCACAGCAATTCTTTCCGCTGTCGGCCTTGTTTGAGATACTGAACCTTGACGGGAAAGACAAGATCCTCCCGGTGATCCGGAGCAACGAGAACTATCAGCAGCAGATGCAACAAATGCAGCAGCAGCTTGATCAGATGGGTCAGCAGATGCAACAGATGGCCGAGGAGAACCAGAACCTGAAACAGGAATACATGAATGTCACCAACACGCTGGCATCTGTCAGCGCGAGGACAGGCGACAGTTACGCTCCATCTCCCGGCGGCGGTCCGGATAAGGTCGCTCAGGAGGGCGGCGGGATGGAGACCGTCCCGGCGGTAGTGGCACAGGCGAGAGGCAATATGCAGGCCATGCCTGTTTAAATTGAGTAAAGGCGGCGCGTTTTCACGCCGCTTTTATAAATAAATTACACGCAGACCGCGTTTTCACGGATGCGCGAAAGGAGTCCAGGAATGGATAACGAGGAGACCATGGTCGATACCACTACGGAGGCGGACGACGCGCTACAAGAAGAAGTAGTGGAAGAGAAGGACGAGTCCGAACAGAGCCTTGAGTCATTGAATGATGAAGGGCAACCCGAAGAAGAGAAACCTAAAGACTCGCAAGGTACCAGTGAGCCTGGGTGGATCAAGAAGCGGGTGAACGACGCAGTGCAAAAGGCGAAGAGAGAATGGGAGTCGCAGATGCACTCCATGATCGAAGAGCAGATTGCACCGTACAGGGCCAAGATGCTGGAGGACGAGGCGAAAGAATTAGTCCGGCAGGGAGAGTTCAAGTCCCTTGACCGGGCGAAGGAATACCTCTCATTGAAGAACGGTATGCCGATGCCTCAGGAAAAACCTACACAGGACAGGCCCAGGAACGAGCGGGGGCAGTACGTCTCCGCGAACGATGCCGCCATTCAGGCGCGTATCAATATGCTTCAGCATCAGGCCGATACGATCAAAGAGCGTACCGGTGTTGATGTGATTAAAGCATACAACGAGAACCAGGATATCAAAGATGCCATTATCAAAGGGGAAATGGACTTCTACGATGTCGCAGAGACACTTAAAACCAAGAAGAGACCACCTTCCCCGATGCGCACCCCGAACGGTGCCAGCGGGACTACGCCAAATGCCATCGACTCCATGAGCGACGAGCAGTTTGACCGAATGGAACGCAACATCAAAGAGAGGGGAGCGCGCTACACATTAAGATAGGAGCGTGTTAACCTATGGGAGCCTACGACAACATTAACGTATCTTACCAGGCGTCTCTTGCGCCGACCATGCTTGAAAGCTATCTCCAGCGGAGAGCTTTGAAGAATGTGGAACCCAACCTGGGCTACATGAAGGATGCCCAGATGATCGAGCAGCCGAAGGGCAACGGCAAGCACGTCAAGTTCTTCCGTTATACCGAGCTGCCCGCGATCACCAAGCCTCTGTATGAAGGCGTGACCCCGGATGGCCAGAAGCTCGAAGAGACCGCTTTCTCCGTGATGACGAAGAATTACGGCGGCTATATGGCTTACACCGACGAGCTGGACCTGTGGCACGTCGATAGCAAGACCCAGGCGATCTCTGACCGGCTGAACCGTCAGGCGCAGCTGAGTATTGACACCGTGGGCCGCGACCAGATCATGGCCGGTCTGAACGTCATGTATCCCGGCACCGTGACCTCCCGGGCTTCCCTGACGAAGACCAATATCCTCACGTATGCCGTGATCAAGAAGGCCGTGAGGAACCTGAAGAAAAAGGGCGCGCAGCCCTTCTCTGACGGTTTCTTCCATGCGAAGATCGACCACGACACCTATTACGACCTGACCCAGGATCAGCACTGGAACGATGTCTCTGTGTATCAGAGCGACACCCGGGTCCAGAAGTATGAGCTGGGCAATATCTACAAGGTGAAGTTCTTCGAGGTCGATAACGGCAAGATCTTCAAGAATGAGACCTACCTGTACGGATCTACTGCCGCCCTGACCGCTTACGCGAACTTCAACGTCACCGAGCGTTCGATGACCGTGACCGCGACGATGTCCGAGGACGAAGCCCGGGAGATCACCGGCAAGCTTGTGTATGTGCAGTACACCAAGAACCTGACCGACTATGTGACCCCGATGTGCATCGAGAGGGTTTATCCGAGCGGTACAGCGAACCAGACGAAGATCGTGTTCCGGTGGGTGCCCGGCACTTCCGTGACCGATGAGTGGATCACCACCCAGACCCTGAAGATCGTGCCCTCCGGCGGCGCGTCCAATGGTGATGAAGTCCATGCTTCCATCATCTATGGCCAGGATGCCTTCGGCATGGTGAAGCTCGGCGGAAAGGGCAAGCCGAACATCCAGATCATCGTGAAGCCTCTGGGTTCTTCCGGCTCGGACGACCCGCTCAATCAGAGGGGCACCATTGCGTGGAAGGTTCCCTTCTTCGCGTGTGCTGTCCTGCAGGATGACTTCATTGTCCGGATCGAGCATGGCGTGAGCGACTAACCTATAGGGCGGCTACTTTACACGGTAGCCGCCTTTTCTTTTTGAAAGGATGATACGTATGGCTGATACAACTACCCGGGTAGACGATGTCACGGCCAATATTGAGGCCTGTGAGGACAAATACTCGGACGAGAACTACAACCGTTTGATCTCGGTTTGTCTGAAGGACATTTCCATTTCCCTGGCGATGTTAGTAGACGCAGGGACACAGAGTTAAGGAGTAAATTATGGCGAAAAAGATGGATGACCTTACTACTGCGGTAGTAAAAAGCGAAGATTCTTATACCGGCCCGTATGTGGATGTCTTTCTCCCTGAATTGGAAGGCGGCGGAGAAGACGGGATCAAGGTGGACCAGTACGAACACGTTACCATTGCCAACGAAGAGAAGGAGACCATTTACCGGGTACATAGAGGAGAGAGAGTCCCGGTGCCCGTACCTGTCTTCATGGCTTTGAAGGAGAAGTACCCGAAACTGTGAGGTGAGAATCCATGACATATGGAGACCTGAAAACATTAACCCTGCATCCAGACTCCCCGGATATCCCAGCGATATTAGTCGAAGGGGCGATGAAACTATCCGACATGAAAGAGCGGGTCATGTTTCAGACGAATAACGACGTTGACGATCTGGGGGACTTTATGCCGCACCTGGATAACTATCTGAACGA